TCTTGCAGGACTACCAATTCCAAAAGTAATAAAAAATGCTTTAGAAATAATTAGTAAGAAAGAGAAGGATAAAGATAAAGATGAATAATCCGGAATTAATTATTACCATTGTTACCGTAGTTTTAACAGTGATAAGTAGTATCTTAGGTTTCTTTGCTTCTAAAAGTGAAAAAGCAAAGAAGTACTATGAGAATTATTTAAAGGTTGAAAAGAAAATAAAAGAGTTGTGTGTTATCGCTGAAGCCAATTATAAGAATGGTGATCAGAAAAAGAAATACGTGTTCTCAAGCATTAATACCTTTTTAACTGAAAACAACATCGAGTTTGATATTGGCTTAATTGAAGATATGATTGAATCAATAATCAAACTAACAAAAAGCATTAACAACTAACTAGAGCACAATCCAAGAATTAATCCTGGGTTGTGCTTTTTTTATTTGCCATAAAATAGTATAATTAAGGTAAGTAAAAGGGTTAGGATGTGATTAAATGGAGTTAAACAAAATAATTGAAGGATATAAGAAAAACGATTATAGTGATTATATTAAAAATCTAAATTCAAAGTTAGCAGAGAGTGATTTTAAATTATATAAATATATTCCAATAAGACGATTTTCAAATGTTATTAAAGATGATTTAATGCATGAAGAGCAATATGGAATAAGATCAATTGTAGGAAACTTCATTTATCATAACAAACCTAGCTTCTTTAATGATCCTTATGATTGTGTATTTGGAATGGGTATTAATGCGCTATTCAGAGAAGGATTGGCTGAAATAACTGATATTAAAGATATATCAAAAATATTTGATGAATTAAGAAAAGATAAAGACATTAGTAGTTTTGATGAGTTATTTAATGAACTGGAAAAAATACCAATGGCAGATAACGTAAGAGAATACATGACCTTTCTTTTTACTAAAATTAAAAAAACACTTCAAGTTGATGAATTTGATATTGAAAAAGCCATGGATGAATTTGCTATAGAAGTATTAAGTGCTCCTCTTGAGTTTATGGGTTTTTTGAAACCTTTTATTTCAGACAGAATTGATGAAGTCCAATTATCAGAGCAAATGAAAGAATTAGCTGAAAAAATAGGAGTAGATAACTTAAAAGATATTAGCATGGATCCACTTAATCCTGATATTAAACATTTCAAGGAGATGTCGATGTTTGCTGGACTACTTCCTGAAGCTGAAAAAGTAGAGTCAATATTAGACGATTCAGTTAATGACTTTAATAAAAGGATCTTTAATCTTATTGATGATAAGTTTGGGATTGCTTCCTTAACAACAAAATATGATAATCCTTTAATGTGGTCGCATTATGCATCTTCTCATGAAGGAATATGTATTGAATATGATTTCAAGGACTATTTTCAAAATAATAATGATCCAAGCACATTACTACATGAAGTTATATATTCCGATAATAGAGTAACTTTGGATGCAACTATACTCGATAGGATAGATATAAAAGATATTGAAAATCGTGGTAAATTTGATATTTTAGAGTTCTTTTTGGAGGGCTTGTTCACAAAACATCATGTTTGGGAATATGAACAAGAATGGAGATCAATTTTAATCTTCAAAGAATCAAGAGAACTTAAATTCAATAATATATCAGCTATTTATTTAGGTAATAAAATGGATGCTGATGTTACAGAAGAAATAATGAAACTGTTTGAAGATAGAGACTTTTCAATATATAAAATGACTAATGATATAAGCGAATATAAAATGATTCCAGTAAAAATTAAATAATGAATAATTAGTTAGTAATCAAGACCTCATGTATAAGGATAATACCTTCGCATGAGGTTTTTTTGCGTTTTAAGGCCTCAACGTTTCGCTGTGTTGGCTTTTAGTTTAAGTATTGTAGTGATATCAAAATACAACAAAAAGCAACAAAATTTCGATTTTATTGGCAAAACGCCTTCTTAGTTGCCATTAACCTTTGAAGGAGGTTTGTTCTATGAATGAGAATGAATTAAAAATTAAAGTTAATGAGTTAAGACAAGAAGGCTATGGCTATAAAAGAATTGCTAAAGAACTGTCAATAACAATAGGAACAGTAAGATATGTGTGTTTAGAATTAGAAACAACAGGAAACTGCAAGAACTGCAATACAAAAATAAAGTCTACTAAAGGTAAAAAGAAAAAACTCTTTTGTTCTGACAAATGTAGATTGCAGTGGTGGAATAACAACCCAAGCAAAGTAAATAAAAAAGCATACTACACTCACGAATGTAATCATTGCCATAAAGAATTTACAGCATATGGAAATAGCAAGAGACTTTATTGTAGCCAGGAATGTTACATAAACTCTAAAAAATCAAATGAGGTGAATGACGATGAAGCAAGATAATACAGAAAAGTATCTTCTATCAATTTCACCAATTCATGAGATGTTTAAGAATGGTCTAATTACTAAAAAAGAGTACTTTGAAGCAGAGGAATTTATAGCAAAAAAATATTGTATCAATAAAGGTAACCTTTATCGTTTAAATGACTTGACTATTCCTCCAACTAAAGTGATTAATAGTGTAACGCAAGAGGAGGTTAATAAAAATGAACAGAACAATAACAAAGATAGAAGCATTACAAGAATTACCTAAAAGAACTAGAGTTGCAGCTTATGCTAGAGTTTCATCAGGTAAAGAAGCAATGCTGAACTCATTAGCCGCTCAAGTGAATTATTACAAGCAATTAATACAAAATAATTCTGATTGGGAGTTCATAGGTGTTTATGCGGATGAAGCACTAACTGGCACTAAAAATACAAGAGAGGAATTTCAAGCACTAATCGAAGATAGTAGAAACGGCAAAATTGATATGATCATAACTAAATCGATATCAAGATTTGCCAGAAACACTTTAACTTTACTCGAGGTAGTTAGAGAATTAAAATCGTTAGAAGTTGATATCTTCTTTGAGGAACAAAATATTCATACACTAAGTGGTGAAGGTGAGATGATACTCACGTTTTTAGCTACATTCGCACAAGAAGAATCAAGAAGCGTATCAGAGAATATGAAGTGGCGAATTAAGAAAGATTTTGAAAAAGGTATTCCTTGGGGAGGTAAAGATAGCTATGGTTATAAATTGGAAAATAGGAATTTAGTATTAGTGCCAGAAGAAGCAGAAATTGTTAGACTAATTTATAAGTTATACCTTGAAGGTTATGGCGATATGCAAATTGGTAAGATTTTAAATGAAAGAGGTTATAAACCTAAATTCTCAGAGAAATGGAACAGAGCATCAATTAGGGGTGTTTTGATTAACTATAATTACACAGGAAGTTTGATACTTCAAAAAACATTTAGAGAAAATCATCTAACGAAACTTACAAAATTAAACTATGGCGAACTTGATAAATATTGTGTTGAAGATAATCACGAACCAATCATAAGTAAAGAAACATTTTTTGCAGCTCAAGAATTGAGAAGGTTAAAAACAGTTAATATTAAAAAAAGTAATAATGATAGCATTTTTAAAGGGCGAATAAGATGTGGTCAATGTAACAAAATGTATACCTTTAGAAAAACAAAATATAATGATGTTTGGCTATGCTCAACAGCAAGACAAAAAGGAACGTCAGAGTGTAGGTCTAAGCAAGTCTTAGATGCTAAAATAATTGAAGCATCAAACCACATTCTTAAAATGACTTCATTCAATAGACATACTTTTGATATAGCAGTAGAAACAGTAATTGTCCTACCAGAGAATAAACTTTTATTTAAATTAAGAGATGGAAAAGAAGTAGAGTATATTTGGGAATACGATCCAAGATCAGCTGGATGGACAGATGAAATGAAAAAGGCAGCAAGAAAGAATGCTTTAAAAAGATATAGGGGGAATGAATAATGGCTAAAGTAACAGTTATACCATCGACAATCGATCCTTTGTCACAATTACCGATAGGAAGTAAAGAAAAGTTAAAAGTAGCGGCATACGCAAGGGTATCAACAAATACCGATGAACAGTATACAAGTTATGAATCTCAAGTAAATTATTATAAAGGACTTATTAGAGAAAGGCTTGATTGGGAATATGTAGATGTGTATTCTGATGAAGGTATTAGTGGGATAAACACAAAAAGAAGAGCAGGATTTAATAAGATGATTAATGATGCTTTAGAAGGGAAAATCAATCTTATTATTACTAAATCAATATCAAGGTTTGCTCGTAACACATTAGACACTATTTCATATGTTAGAAAGTTAAAAGAAAAAGGAATAGAGGTCTATTTTGAGAAGGAAAACCTATGGACATTGGATCAAAAAAGTGAGCTGATATTAACTATTATGGCATCGATAGCTCAAGAGGAATCAAGGTCCATTAGTCAGAACGTTACATGGGGGAAAAGAGTAGCTTTTCAAGAAGGTAGAGTATCGTTTGCTTATAGTACTTTCTTAGGTTATAAAAAAGAAAATGACAAGATTATAATAGTTGAGGAAGAAGCAGAAATTGTAAGGCGAATTTACAGGATGTTTTTAGTAGAAGGAAAAACTGCTACAGGAATAGCTAAGTATTTAAAAAAGCATGAAGTAAAGACTCCTTCAGGAAAGAATACTAACTGGACCAAAAACACAGTAACATCAATACTGAGTAATGAAAAATATAAAGGTGATGCGTTATTACAAAAGACATTCACTGATAACTTTTTAGAACAAACAGTAGTAAAAAACACTGGACAAATTCCTCAATATTATGTTGAAAATAGTCATCCTGCAATCATTGATAGAAGTTTCTGGGATCTTGTTCAGATAGAGCTTCAAAGAAGAAGTGTTATGGGACCAAGATACTCAGCTAATGATTTATTCTCATCAAAACTTATATGTGAAGATTGTGGTGGTTTTTATGGTAGGAAAAAATGGCATTCTGGAAGTAATTATGAAAAGTTTGTTTATCAATGCAACAACAAGTTTCACAAAGGAAAAGATAAATGCTTAACTCCACATCTAAATCAAGAGGATGTTAAAGAAAGATTTATCAAAGCATACAATTTAACTATGAAAGATAAAAGAAGAATTATTGATGATGCAAAAGAGATTATTGAATTACTAACTGATACAAGTAAAATTGATGAAGAGATTGTAAAAATCAACGATGAAATTATAGTAGTATCAGAGCTTGTAAGTAAGCTTGTTAAGGAAAACTCAAAAACTGATATTCAAATAGAAGAGTATAACAATAGATATGAACAATTATCTGAACGTTATGAAAAGTTGAGACTAAGACATGAAGAGTTATTAAAACAAAAAAACAGCAAACAAGCAAAAACAATAAAACTTACTGCTTTCATATCGAGTCTTGAAAACTCTGAGAACCAGATACAATATTGGAATGAAATGATATGGATGCTAATTGTTGAAAGTGCAACAGTTCATAGAGATTCAAGTATTACATTTAAGTTTCATAACGGATTAACAGTTAAGTAAAAAAGATAAAGTCTGCAACACGATGCAGGCTTTTTAAGTTTATTCTTGTATTACAAAAAGGGATATTATATAATATAGGTGTCCGATGGAA